CGCACTTGCTACAATCGGTGCTTCCCCAACTGCTGATGCGAGTTCTCCTAAAAAATGATTAACTACAAATATAATGAGCCAGCATTACTCAAAGAGTTTGCTGAATATATTGACAAGACATATAGTGAGCATTATTCAAGAGATAAGTTCCAAGCAACCGAGTTCATCATTGATGGTGGACACGGTGAAGGTTTCTGTATTGGAAATGTTTTGAAGTATGCTCAACGCTATGGTAAAAAAGAAGGACGCAATCGTAAAGATTTGCTAAAAGTATTACATTATGCTATGATTATGTTGCATGTACATGATTTGAACGAAAGGAAAGATAATGAAACTAAGTGAATCAACTCTAAATGTGCTTAAGAATTTTTCGACTATCAATACTGGTCTTCAAGTAAAGCCTGGTCAAGTAGTTCGAACAATTTCTAAGCAACAAAACGTACTCGCAAAGGCAACTGTTCCAGAAACCTTTGATTCCGAGTTTGTGATCTACGACCTCAATCGTTTTCTTGGCACAGTTACTTCTCTGAATGATCCTGAAATTACGATTAATACAGAGATGAAGAACATGCTGATTGAATCGGGTAGTGCCAAAACTACTTACGGACTTTCTGATGAAGCAATGATTGTTGCTCCTCCAGCAAAAGAACTAAAAGTAGATGGTGCTGAAGTTTCTTTTGAACTTACAAAAGATAACTACAATCAGATTCTTAAAATGTCTGGTATTCTTGGTCTTCCAAACATTGCGGTTGTTGGTGATGGTAAAAAGGTATCAATTCAAACTCTTGATGCTAAGAATGAACAATCCGATAATTTTGCAATTGAAGTTACAGACAGTAAAGACAAATTCAAATTCATCTTCAATGTAGAAAATTTGAAACTGATTTCTGGCGATTATGATGTTTCGATTTCTTCTAAAGGCATTTCTCATTTTAAGAATAAGACTGTTGCCGTAGAATACTGGATCGCAACAGAAGCAGGTTCTAAGTACGGAGAATAATATGACAACAAATATTACAATCCCTACAAGTGAAGCAGATAAGAAGAAAATTGCAGATTGTATTCGTGAAATTGATGGAGCAATGACTCGCATCGATGCTGAACGTGACTTTATCAAAGAAGCCGCTTCAGCACTTCAAGATTCTGTTGGTGTACCTAAGAAGTACATCAACAAGATGGCACGAATCTATCACAAACAAAATCTTGCCGAAGTCACTACTGAAATTTCTGATCTTGAGCAACTATATACTGAAGTTATCAAGTAATTGCTTATCTAACATTTCTTATGTTAGAATGTATATTTTATGTTATGAATGGAGTGACTTATGCTACAAGACTTTTTGTGGGTCGAAAAATATCGGCCTAAAACAATAGAAGATACAATTCTTCCTGCTGATCTCAAAAAAACATTTCAAAAATTTATTGAAGATAAGTATGTTCCAAATCTGATTCTAGCAGGTGGTCCAGGCATTGGTAAAACTACTATTGCTAAAGCCATGCTAGAAGAACTTGGATGCAATTATATTGTCATTAATGGCAGTATGAATGGCAACATTGATACGCTAAGAAGTGATATTAAAAACTTTGCATCAACAGTTGCATTTTCTGGTGGTCGAAAGTATGTCATTCTTGATGAGGCTGACTATCTAACACAATTCACTCAACCCGCTCTCCGTAATTTTATGGAAGAGTTTAGTGCTAATTGTGGTTTCATCCTCACTTGTAATTTTTTGAATAAAATTATTGAACCATTGCATAGTCGATGCTCAATCATTCAATTTAAAATTGATGTTAAAGACAAGCCAAAATTGGCAAGTCAATTCATGAAAAGAATTACAAACATTCTTCAAACAGAAAATATCGAATTTGAAGAGAGAGTTATTGCTGAACTCATCATGAAATTCTTTCCTGATTGGCGCAGAGTGCTGAATGAACTTCAACGATATGCCGCTATGGGCAAGATTGATTCTAGTATTCTTGCAAATATATCAGATGAGAATATCAAAAATCTTATTAGCATACTCAAACAAAAAGATTTTAAGTCCATGCGTAAGTGGGTTGCAGACAATCTTGATAATGAACCACAATCAATTTATCGTAAAATTTATGATGGATGCTCAGAATCTTTTGAAACATCTTCCATTCCACAATTGATTCTTCTTCTTGGTGAGTATCAATACAAATCAGCATTTGTAGTTGATCAAGAAATTAATTTTGTGGCATTTCTGACAGAGGTAATGGCATCATGTCAAGTGAAAGAATGATATTTCAAAACGGATGTCGAACTGCGGCAATCGAACCAAGAACATTTGGTGGATTTCGGGTCACACAAAACGACTGGTATTTTGAACTTGTAGAAGAACAATTTGCTGATACATATGAAGAAGCAAAAGCATACGCGGAGGCATGGATAAATGGTGAAATTATCGAACAAAGAAAAGATTGAAGCAATTGGTGCTTTAGGAGAAGAGATTGTCGGCAAAGTTTTAAAAGAAGCAGGCTTTGATGTTAAACAATCTGAAGACAAATTTGATAGTGAGAAAGATTTTCTAATTGAAGGATTAAAAGTTGAAGTTAAAACCGTGGTACCCTGGTTCACAGAAAATGCCCTAACGATTGATGCTAAACACTATCCGAAATGTTTTAATGCTGATTACGTCATATTTGTATGTGTTCCATCAAAAGGCTATAATAACTACAGTAATGACAAATACGATGGAAACATCTATGTGGTAAAGCCAAAAGAAGTCAAGTGGATTCCTAAAACAACTCGAGGAGGCATACCTAGATGTTTAGTTCGTATCAATCAGCCAGGCGTTCTTCTTTGTCATAAAATCACAGACAAAAAGACTTTGAATAAGTTACAAGCACTTACGTTAAGTTCATCATGAAGCCATTTGACATTATTAATTCAATCAACAAAAGCAAAGAAGACTTAAGTGTGGTTGATGGATTTGACAAAGCCTACATTTCATTTATCATAAACAAAGGATTGTCATACTTTTCTGATACCATTCTTTATGCCAATGAGATGAATCGTCTTCATGTTCTTGATTCAAAAGTACAATTTCATTATTTACTAAATAGTATTCGTCCACGCAAGCGTTACAGTAAGTGGTATAAAAATGAGTTGACAGAGGATCTCAAAGCAATATCTGAATATTTTGGATACAGTTATGCCAAAGCAAAGCAGGTACAACATTTAATCTCCTCAGATCAACTTCTTGTAATGAAACAAAAACTACAAAAAGGTGGATGAATACAAAGGAGATAGGAATGGCAATTGATATTGAAGAATTACTAGAAGTAAGACTAAAAAATGAAGACGATTTTCTCAAAGTAAAAGAAACACTTACGAGAATTGGTGTAGCATCCAGAAAAGAAAAGACACTTTTTCAGTCTTGCCACATTCTACATAAACGTGGTAAGTATTATATTGTACACTTCAAAGAACTCTTTGCATTAGATGGAAAAAGTACAGATTTTGAAGACAATGATTTAGCAAGGCGTAATACTATTGCAAATCTATTGGCAGAATGGGATCTAGTTGAGATTGTGAATAAGGATAAGTCAGACTATCCTATCGCACCTCTGTCCCAAATTAAGATCATTGCTTACAAAGAAAAAAATGAATGGCAACTGACCGCAAAATATAATATCGGCAAAAAGCGGGAAGTTGAATAAAAATTTGACAAGTCTAACAAAACCTGTTAGACTTTAAAGAATCTCTGTAAAGAGAGTTTGGGCTGAGAAATCAGCATTTGTTTATTAACTTAGTGAGGTAAATTATGATGAAAACTTCTATGTCACAAACCCAGCGTCTTGCCAAGTATCTTTCGAGCAAGGGTCGTACTATTTCTGCTCCTCAAGCAGAAGCACTTTTCGGCATCAAGAATCTTAGTGCCCGAGTAAGTGATCTCCGTAAGGCAGGCTTCAAAGTCGTTCTTACTGAGAATCGTGCTGGTAAGTCTGCATACAAAATTGTTCGCTAATTTCTGAACTTTTTGTATAAATAAAAGTGCCATGCCCATCTTGGGGTGGCACTTTTTTATTAACTCGCTTAATTTAAGGAGAAAACAATGACATTACAGTTATTGCCACAAGCATTTAAAGACTTTGATAAATTATTCGTTGGTTTTGA